AAAAGAATGATTGAATAATGAAAGCAATATTAAATAACTTTTTATTAGATATTTATTGTTGGTATGTAGCAACTAAGATTGTATTTTTTATAACTATTGCTATGACTTTCAGATTAGAAACAGAAGAGTCATTTTTAGATTATGTAACTGAAAGCATTTATAAAAGCGTTTTAAAAATTGAGGACTGGCAATAATGAGTATAGAAATTGGTATAGTAATTTTTGCAATATTGACAATATTGTTTTTGCTTAATATGTTGGTAAAAGACTTGCAACAAAGAGTAAAAGAATTAGAAAAATATCAAAGTGCAATAGAATTAAAAGAGTTTCAAACAGAACTTAATAAAAAACTATATAAAGCAAATATTTATAAAGTAGAAAATGAAGTACCCGAAACTAAAACATTTGATTTGACTTTTGAAAATGGCGACGTTGAAACATACAATATTGATAATGAGCAAACTAACACCTAAACAATATTTAGAAAGTCTTAAATTAATTAAAGAACTTGCGACAAAAGACGTTGCAAGTTTTTTGATGTTTAATAACAAAGAATACCAAAAGCCAAAACATTTACAGCCAATTATAGATGAGATTGATTTAATTTGCAATGGTGCAGTTTCAAAAATGATGTTTAGCGTACCACCACAGCATTACAAAAGCGTTAGTTTATTGAATGCAGTTGCTTTATACCTTACTAAATATCCCCATAAAGTAGTTGCTTATATTAGTTATTCACAAACGTTCTCACAAACCCAAACACGTAAAGCCGTGCAGATATATAAGCACTTTAATCCAAATGCTAAAATATTAATTGATACTCAAAAAGAATTTATATTAGAAGCAGGTGGTGGTTTGATTACAAGTTCTGTTGATGGTGGATTAACTGGTTATGCTATTGATTGGTTAATTATAGATGACCCTATTAAAGACCGTTTAGAAGCCGAAAGCCAAACGTTTAGAAACCGTAACATAGATTGGTTTAATGACGTTGCTAAGACACGTTTAAGACCTGATAAAACTTCAATTACAATAGTTCATACACGTTGGCATAATAACGATTTAATAGGTTACTTATCAAAGAATGAGCCAAGCATTAAATATATTAATCTAAAAGCAATAAATGATAATAATGAGCCGTTATTACACAATTTAGAATATTACGAACAGGTTAAACAAGCGAATGCATACGGTTTTTATTCTTTATATCAAGGGGAGCCGATAGGTAAAAGTAGCATTTATTCAAAGAATTTATTTATACTGATGTATTGCCAAGTAAATACAGCGTTAGTGTAGGATTGGACTTAGCATATACAGCCACTTCAAAAGCAGATTATAGCGTTTATGTAGTTATGTTAAAAGATAATGAAACTAATAAATTAACTATCATTAAAGCAAAATGCTGGCAAGCAGATATAAATGAAACTAAAAATATTTTGCTTAGATTGCGAAATGAATATCCAAATATTAAATTTGGTATAGAAGCGAATGGTACTCAAAAAGCAATATATGATATGTTAAAAGATGTTTTAAGACCGTTGAAGACAATGGAGTTAAAAGGGGATAAGTTTGTAAGGGCTCAAGATTTTTCAAGTCAATGGAATTTAGGAAACGTATTAATCTATTCAAAAGGGGATATTGATAATCAATTCTTTGAACAGATTGCAGAGTTTAGTGGATTAAAAGATTTGCACGATGACTTTATTGACGGAGCAGTTTATGCCTATGAATTAAGTAAAAGAAAAGAAGTTGAATATAGAAAATTTGGTTAATTTACATAACAATAAAATCCACAATTCAAAATTAAATATTAAAATGTTTAAAAGTTTTTGCTGAGTATTGCAGAAAATTACACAATTTTGCAATGTGAAAATAAACGAATACATAAAATCAATATTTAAAGCCCCTAAGACGCCTACAAAAGCCGTTGAACAACGAGCATTACAATTCTTTAAGCAAACAATTACAGCGAACAATATAGGCGATTTGTCAGTAACTCAAATGTTAAGCAATTATTCATTTATTTGTATGAATAAGATTGCTGAGTTAGTTGCTAATCAAAAATATTATGTTGGTAGTTATGATGCAGAATATGATACTTATGAAACTATTTTAGAAGAGAATAATTGGTTGGTTAATATTGTGGATAATAATTCACAAACAATGCAAATATCTTTTAATGAATTATTAGAATTAGTAACGTATTGGTATTATATTGAAGGTAATGTTTATTTGTGGTTTAGAGTAAGTAACTATAATGGTGGCACAAAAGCAAAATTTCCAGTTGAAATTATATTATTGCCGAGCCGTGAAGTTGAAATTAATGCAGGTAGTTACAATTTAATTGATAGTTATAGTTTAACATTAAATAATAAATGGATTACTATACCAGCAACCGAAGTATGCCATATTAAAACAATGTCAATACCAACGTATAGCGATAATCCAACTTACTACTACAAAGGTATTTCAAAGTATTACAATGCTTTAAAAGATGTTTTAGGTGCTTATTATACTATGTTAGATAATGCGAATACCGAATTAAATCGTCAAGGCGTACCAAATATTGTTTTAACTAATGACCACGACCCTATAAGCCCACAAGAGCAGATAAATTGGCAAGATGCTCTTAAATCAAGATATGGTAAATATGCACCGATAGTATTTGCTGGTGAGCAAAATACCAAGTATGAACGTATGGATATTGGTAATAACATTATTGCACAAAATACGGGAGCGTTTGCAGGTGGTTTGAATACTGAATTAAAGCAATTAATTACTTCAATGTATGGTTTGATGTTAGATTTTGTGAATGGTACTCCAGCATATACAAGCAATTATAAAGAGATGAAAGCAACTATTTATGAGCAAACTATTGACCCGCTCACAAATAGGTTTTTAAGTGCAATAAACAAACATTTAAAGCAGTATGATAATGGTGAATATTCAATACAATACACACCGTTTAAGTATGAAAGTTTAAATGACAAAGTTTTAATTGCACAAACTCTTTGGATGGGTGAAGCAATAGGCAAAAATGAATTAAGGGAATTATTTGGATATGAAGTTAAAGATGAATATGATAATGAAATTGAAACACCTGAAGCCGAAGCACCAGAAATGGAAACCGAAATAGAAACTGAAAATGAAATAGATGAACTTGATGAAGCCGATGATGAAACTAAAAAATTAAAATCTTTAATTGAAAGTGAAATAAGTAAAAGTATAAAAAAAAAAGTATTGAATTAAGTGAATTAGAAAAAACAAAGATTTGGAAGGCATACGATAAAACTAATAGCATCTATGCTAAAAAATTAGAAAAAATTTATATTAGCATATTTTCTTTAATTCAAAAAGATGTAGTTAGAAATATTAACAAACCTTTGAAAAAAGATAATATAAAAGTTGAATATAATTATTACTTTGATTTGAATTACTATTTAAGTATGATTGCTAAAAGAACATCAAGTTTAAAAACTTCACTATTTATGGAAACATTAAAAGCACTTTTAAAAGAAGTTAATTTGAGTGATAAAACTGGTGATGACTTTGCAAAAGAAATTATAAAAGTTTTAAAAGATGCAGGCAGATTAGACAAAGATACTTTAGAAACATTAATTAAAGATACTGACGATATTATTAAAAAAGCAAAAGAGCAAGGCAAAGATTTAAGCAAAGAGGAACTTACAAAAGAAATTGCTAAAACTATTAATAATAAGTTTGATTTGGTATATAAGGCAAGCAGAGTTAATGCAATAGGGCGTACGGTTGCAACTTATACAAGTGAAAATACTAAAAGAGTAATTGCAGATAAATATAATTTTAAATTGATGTGGATTAGTCAAAGAGATAGTAAAGTAAGAATGAGCCACCGTAAAGCCGATGGACAAAAGCAAAATGATAAGGGTATGTTTAGTGTAGGTGGTTATGAAACACCACACCCAGCAGGCTCAGGATTGCCAGCAAAAGAAGCGGTTAATTGTAGATGTGTTACAAGAGGAATAAGAAATTAAATTGAAATAGAGGTTTTAAAATGAATATAGATAATACATATTTAGATAACGTAAAAGCAAAACTAACAATTAATGATAACATAATCAAAGGTTATGCAGTTGTTTTTGATAGCGTTGATTTACAAAATGAATATTTTACTAAAAATACTTTTTTAGGCGTTGAAGAAAATTCTAAAACTATTTTAATGTATAATCACGGACTTGATGAAACATTAAAAAGAGTACCGATTGGACAAACAATTAAATATGCTATTGATGACTATGGTTTGAGTTTTGAAGCAGAGTTAAAAGCACTTAATCCAAACCTATGGAAAGAGTTGCAAATAGATGACAATCAAAAGTATTTAGAAGCAATTAAGGATATGATTAAAAGCGGTAATTTAGGTGTTAGTAGTGGTGCGGTTGGGCATAGTGTAATTAAATCAAATAATGAGATTAAGCAATGGCTAATCGGAGAATTAAGTTTAACACCCACCCCAGCCGAACCTAAAACATTTATTAAAAATGATAATGAATTAAAAGCAGGTAGAGTTTTATCACAAAAGAACTATGATAGAATTAGATTAATTAAAGCCGAAATTGATAGTATGCTATCTGAAATGGAAAGCAAAATTGAAGCACTTGAAGAAAAAACAAATATGGAAACAGGTTTAAAACCTGAAGTTAAAAATGATAATTACTTTGATGTAAAAGAATTTGAATTAGAAATTAATAATATCATAAAAGGAGCCCTATATGGAGCAAAATAATGAAGTAGTAAATGCGGTAAAGTCTGCAGTTACTAACAGCATAGAGCCGTTAAATGTAGAATTACAAACGGTTAAATCTGAATTAGATGTAATGAAAACAAATTACAATAATTTAGAAAATAGAATTACTGAAAGTGTAGCAAAAAGCACTTTAGTTGTTAATGATTACAACTCAAATATTGATAAATTAACTCCAGCGGTTAAAGCACTTGGAGTTATGAAATATTTAGTTGAAGGTAAAAGAACATTAAACACTAATAACGACAGAAATGCAGTTGTAAAAGCATTAGAAAACGTTAAAAATGATAGTTGTATTAATGCTTACGCACACTTAACGGCACTAAAAGCTTTGGGGCTAACATCAATGACTGACGGTGGTTATTTAGTTTCTGATGTAATGTATGAAGAGATTTTGCCTTATTTGTTTCAAAAAACTATTTTTGACAAAATACCAACTATGAAAGTACCTATGAGCAAAGGTGCTTTAACTTTGCCTTATGATACAATAGCAGGTGGTGATCCGACTTATGTAGAATTACAACAAGCAGGTGGTGTTATTGATTTGAGTTCATTTGGTACTTATGAATTAAAATCTAAAATTATCAAAGGTCATTTAGCAGTTGGTAATGAATTAATTGATAGTGCAGATTATCAAGTATTGCCTTACCTTGTGCAAAAATTACAAACTAAATTATCTTTAATGGTAGATGCTCAATTCTTAAAAGGTACAGGTGGAACGTCATCATTCTTAGGATTATACACACAAGCATTAAGCGGTAATAAATTTAACTCAGCAGGTACATCTTTAACAAATGTAATTGCAGATATGTTAAAATTAATCAATAAAATTGATAGTGCTTTGGCTCAAAATATTGAGTTATCACAATGTAGAATATTAATGAGTTCAAGAAGTTATTATTACATTTTATCATTAGCAACTACTACTGGTAACAACGCAACAATAGCAACTGAATTAAGTTCAAGCAACACAATTTACGGCATACCTGTAATTGTTTCAAATACAATTTCAAATACTATTTCAACTGATAAATCTGAAATTTGGTTAATTGACGGTAGCAAAATTATGCAAGGTATTCAACAAGAATTGAAATTAGAAGTTACAAGAAATGATGTATATACTGACGCAAACGGTAGTTTAAAATATGGTAAAGATACTGACGAAACTATAATTAGAATTGAAACAAGACAAGATATGATGTTATCTTATCGTGGTGCGGTTGCTATTATGGAACAAGTAGCATACTCATTATAATAATAAATATAAATAATAAGGAATTTAAAAAATGTCATACGCAAGTAAAATAGACGCCTTTGCTAATGTTAGATTAGCAGGTATTGGTTTGGGTAGTGCAGTTGCAGCAGGTACAGGCGACACTACTCAAGTAGTTGGTAATGTAGTTAATAGACAAATTGAACAAGGATTTGTTGATAGTGCTTTGGTTGTTTTAGATTGGAAAACATCTTTAACTGCTGATAAAACTTTAGGTTTTAAAGTAACTATTGAATATTCTACAAACAATTCAACTTGGAGTACTCCAGAGTTCTTATTTGGTGCAACTGGTTCTTACGAAACAGTAGAAACAGGTGCAGATACTAATAAGTATGGACAATGGACTTATAGATTACAATTAAGTCCTGAAGAACAATACTTTAGAATAAGTGTAACACCTGATTTATCACACACAGGTACAGATACAGCAGTATTTAGTTTTGGTGCTTTACTTGGTGGTTCAACAGTTAATCCTATTTCACAATACGATACAGTTGTAACATATTAATATTATTTGGGGAGCCTTAAAACTCCCCTATTTTTAAATTAAAATTATGATTAAATTATTAATAATAAAAAGTGGTTTGGGTTTTTATCAAGGTGATGAATTTAGTATGGAAACTTCAAAAGCAACAAAATTAATTGAATTGGGAATTGCTAAAGAGATTACTATTTTAAAAGCACCACAAAAGCCGTTAATTGAATTACAAACCGATAATGATATAAATATTACCTTAGATAATAAAAAGCCCTTAAAATCAGCAAGAACAACTAAAAGCGTTAAAAAATGAGAATACCAGCAGTAGATAACTTAATAATTTATAGAAATACTAATTTTATACATCAATTAGATTTTGAAACTTTAAATATTAATACTTATACTTTTACATCAAAAATAAGAGATAAGGATAGTAATTTTATTGCAAATTTTACAGTTACTAAACCTACAAATCATATTGTACAATTAGCATTAAGTAAGGCAACGACTGAAAGTTTAGAATTAGAAACTTATTATTATGATATTATACAATCGGTTGCAGGTGTTGAAGAGTTAATTTTAAAAGGTATAATCACAGTTGAAAATACAATAACAAATTTAGAGTAATAACGTGTCAGTAACTAAGGTAAAAGTAGAGCAAAAAGTAACTAAAATTAATCCTATTCAAACAATTACTAAAATTAATTTATTGAATAATGTTAATACTGTTATTGATGATAGTTTGGGATATATCCGAACTACTTTTGTAGGTACTGATACAATAAAAGAAATAGGCGTGGTGCCGATTAATAAAGTAATTAATCAAACTATATTAGAAGTAACAACAGCAGGCACAGGAACGGCTACAATAGGCACAAATGCAAGTCAGGGGATATTGATGAGTGCAAGTCAAAATGATTTAAGCGTTGCAGATATGTATGTAAATGTTAATAATTTATTAATGAATACAAATGAAACTTTTAATATCTATTTTACTAATAATAGTGCAAGTGGAAGTATAACTATCTATTATAATTAAAATAAATAAAATCGGAGTTCAAAATGGCAGTTAAAACAAATACGTTAGGCACGCTTCAGACGTCCTACGAAATAGGTAAAAGTAATAAAACAAAACTAAAAAATAATAGTGGTGTTTTAGAATTAAGAAATACAGGTGATAGTGCTTATTTAATATTTAGAAGTTTGGAAGCAAACAGCACGTCATCACCAACGGATAATGATGTAGTTACATTTTTTGACGTTAAAAGTGCAGATGTATTAATTGAATTTAGTTTTGACGGTGG